GTGATCGCCGGCGCCGTCATCGCCGCGGCGCTGGCGGCGCTGCTGCTGGCGGCGACCACGCTTGTCGACATTGTCGCGGCGATCTGGTCGCGCCGGCGCAAGGTCGCGCCGCTTGGATCTGACAACGCGACGCCGACCCGGCGCGGTGAAGGCGCATGAGGGCGCTCTTGCGCCATTGGATCGCGATGGCGCGCGCCGTGCGCACGGGCTTTCTCTGCTGGGCGGGGGTGTCCAAGGCCGAGCAGGCGCGCCGGCGCGAGGCCCGCGCCCAGAGCGAAGAGCAGCGCGCCGCCCGCGCGCGCCATGCGCAGGCGCTGATGGCCGATCCGCTGCTGATCGAGACGTTCGAGGCGGTCGAGGCGATCTACATCGAGCATTGGCGGCGCACGCAGTCGGACCAGACGGCCGAGCGTGAGCGGCTGTGGGACGCCATCACGATGCTTCGCATCGTGCAGGAGCATCTGAGCGCCTTCGCTGTCGAGGGCGCTTTGCTTGAGCGTGATGTTCACACGCTCACGCAGGCGCGGCGACGGATTTGACGCCGCGCACGCAAAAAGGAGCAGTCGAAATGGCGAATGAGTCCATCACCCGGCCGGGCATGGACCCGAGCACGTTCTCGCTAGAGAGAGCGGCCTCGGAGATCACCGACCTCGATCAGGATCAGAAGCGCCGCGACGCGCGCGGGCGCTATGTCCGCGCGGCCGGCGATGCGCTCAGTGATCGCGATGACGACGATCACGGCGGCGCGTTCGGCGAGGATGACGAGGACGATCTGCAAGACGACGAGGACGATCCGCAGGACGATCTGCAGGACGACGGCGAGGATGACGACGATGATGTGGGCGACGACGACGAGGAAGAGGAAGCTCCCTCCGCGCGCCGCTACAAGGTCATCGTCGACGGCGAGGAGCGCCAGGTCACGCTCGACGAGCTCACCAAGGGCTACGGCCTCAATGCGAGTCTGACCCAGCGCGGCCAGAAGCTCGCCGAAGAGCGCCGCGCATTCGAGACGCACGCGACCTCGGTCGTGGCCGAGCGGCAGGCCTACGCCGCGCTGCTCGGCGAAGTGGCCAAGTACCTGGAAGGCCAGGCGCCGAGTGAGGCGATCGTCAACCAGCTGATGCTGCAGGATCCCGCCGAGGGATTCCGCGCCAAGCAGGTGCGCGACCAGATCATCGCCAAGGCCGGCGAGTTCAAGCAGGCCTTCGGCGCGATGGTCCAGGGGATACTCCAGCAGCAGCGCGCCGCGCTGCAGAGCGAGCTCGCTCAAGCGATGAAGGAGCTCCCTACCCTGATCCCGGAATGGCGCGATCCCAAGCGCCTCGCCCGGGAGCGCGACGAGATCAAAGCCGCGATGCTCAGTTGGGGCTTCTCGGAAGACGATCTGGCGCAAATCACCGATCCTCGCGCCATGCTCGTGGCGCGCAAGGCATGGCTCTATGACCGGCTGCTGGCCTCCCGCAGGGACAAGCTGCAGCCCAAGTCGAAAGGGCAGCCGCGCGCGATCGAGCCCGGCGCCAAACCCAACCGCAACCGGGGCCAGGACGCGGGGCGCGCACGCGCGCTGCGCGAACGGGCCCGCACGAGCGGCAGCATCGACGATGTCGCCGCGCTCATAGCCGCGACGGAGAAGCTTTGAGCCCCGTCGCATCAGGAGAGTGAACGATGGCAGTTCCGGCAGGAACCTTTTCCGTAGGCCGCGCGGTGGGCAACCGCGAGGATCTGCAGGACAAGATCTACATGATCAGCCCGAGCGACACGCCGTTTATTTCGATGGCGGGCCAGGGGACCGCCGAAGCGGTGCTGCACGAATGGCAGACCGATTCGCTCGCGGCGGTGGACGCGGCCAATGCGGGCCTGGAAGGCGATGATCCCACGATCGCGCTCGCCGCGCCGACCGCGCGGCTCGGCAACAACTGCCAGATCCTGCGCAAGACGGTGGGCGTCTCCGGCACGCAGGAGGCCGTCAAGAAGGCTGGCCGCGGATCGGAAATGGACTACCAGACGGCCAAGCGCGGCAAGGAGCTGAAGCGCGACATGGAGCGCATCTTCGCCGGCGAGCAGCCCAGGAGCGCCGGCACGGTGGACGGCTCAGGCTATCAGACCGCGCCGCGCAAGAGCCGCGCGATGGAGCACTTCATCACGACGAACGTGAGCTACGGATCGACCGGCGCCAATGGCGCGAATGACACCACCGCACTCACCGACGGCACCCAGCGCGACTTCACCGAGACGCTGTTCAAGGCCGCGGTGAAGCAGGCGTGGGAAGCGGGCGGGGAGCCCGATTGCGCGCTGCTCGGCCCCACGGCCAAGCAGATCGCATCCGGCTTCACCGGCCGCGCCTCCTCGCGCGAGATCGTGGCGGCGAACAAGATCCAAGGCTCGGCCAGCCTCTACGCCAGCGATTTTGGCGACATCAAGCTCTTGCCCGGCCGCTTCCACCGCGCGCGCACGGTGCTGCTGCTCGACAAGAATTACTACAAGATCGCGTATCTGCGGCGGATGAAACGGATCCCGCTCGCGAAGAGCGGGGACAATGAAAAGCTGTTGCTGCTCTGCGAGGCGTGCCTGCAGGTCGGCAATGAGGCGGCGCACGCCAAGATCGCCGATCTCAACACGTAGGGCTGATCGGATGGCGTGGATCGAGATTCTGGCGGCGGAGAAGGTGAGCGACGGCGCTGGCGGGTGGCTCAAGCCCGGCGCGCGCGTTGAATGCACCGAGGCGCAGGCGGCGTCGCTGCAGGCCAACGGCTATGCAGTGAGCGTTGACGGGCCGCGCGCCCCGCCGCCGCCGGTTCCCGATCCGGGCGATGATCAGCCGCTGCCGGGCGAAGAGCCCGGCGCAACCGAAGAGCCCGCGGCGGCGGAGACGGACGAAGCGTCCCCGCCGCCACGGCGCGCGCCCAGAAAGGCGGCACGATGAAGGAGCTCCTGGGCTTTGATCCGCTCACGGACAAAGCCGAATTCTATCTTGAGAACGGCGATGGCGAGTGGGGACTCTATACCGAGCAGGATTGCGAGCCGACGCTCGATCTCGTGCGCGCGATCCGCGACACGCATGTGGTGAGGCCGCTCGATTTCCGCCATGTGGCGGAAGTGCCGCTGGTGTTTATTGACCAGGCCTTCCGCGAGGGCTGGTTTCACGATCCGGCGGCCTGGCGGCGGTTTCTCAACAATCCTGAGCGGCGCGCGTTTCGCACCTGGGAAGGGCGGCTATGACGATCGCGACCTATGCCGAGCTGAAGAGCGCGGTGAGCGACGAGCTGCTGCGCGCCGGCGATTCGACGTTCCAGGCGCGGCTGCCGCGGCTCATCGGCCAGGCCGAGCTCGCGATCGAACGCGAATTGCGCGTGCCGGAGCTGGAGACGACGCTCAACCAGACGACCACAAGCGGGGTCGCCACTATGGCCAAGCCGGCCGATCTCCTGGAGACGATCTCGCTCACCTGCCAGAGCGATCCGATCCGGCCGCTCGATGCGATGGAGCTGCAGGCGCTGGAGCAGATCTACACCCCGGCGCAGACCGGCGCGCCGGCGGTCTATGCGCTCTTCGGCGACAATTTCCGGTTTGGGCCGACGCCTGACGGCGTCTACACGATCGCGACCCGCTATTATAAGCGGCTGCCGAAGCTCTCGGACGCCGCGCCGACGAATGACGTGCTCGCGCGCTATTGGGACCTCTATTTCTATGGCACGCTGCTCGCGAGCGCGCCAGGCCTCGGCGATGACGCGCGCGTCCAGGTGTGGGGTCAGATCTATGGCGGCGCGATGAGCGCGGCGATGCAGGTGCAGAACGCGATCGCGGTGCGCTCGCAATACGCGGCCGCGCGCGCCGGGCGCATCTATGGGCGGCTCTCATGATCGTGCTCGACGCCACAGCGCCGACTTGGGCGCAGCGCTTCGCCGAGGACGTCAAGCGCGCCTTCGAGGGTTTGCGCCAGTCGCCGATTCCGCTGGCGCGCTACGCCGATGCGGCGACTCTCAACGCGCGCGCGCCGCCGGCGCGGTTCGCTGGCGCGCTGGCCTATCTCGACTCGACCGCGCGGCCGGTTTTTTCGGACGGGAGCGCCTGGCGCTACGTCCACGACAATAGCGCGGTGTAGCGGCGATGGCGGACACGGCGACCACGCGCCTCAGGCTCAAGCGCATCGGCACGGGCGATTACCTCAACACCTGGGGCAGCGAGCAGAACGTCTCGCAGATGGACCTGATCGACGAGGCGGTCGGCGGGTTCGCTGCGGTGGCGGTGGAAGGCAATGTGACGCTGACGAGCGTCAATTACGCCACCGACCAGGCGCGCAAGGCCGCGCTCAAATTCACCGGCGCGGGCGGCTTTAACGTCACCGTGCCGGCGGTGGAGAAGGTCTATCTCGTGCACAATGCGTGCACGGCGGCGGTGAACGTGAAGACGGCCGCGGGCGCGTCTGCGGCGATCGATCCTGGCGAGATCGTCTCGGTCTATTGCGACGGGACCGATTGCTACCGCACGCGCATGCTCAATGCGGGCGCGGCGCGGATCCAGAACCTCGCCGATCCGACGAGCGCGCAGGACGCGGCCACGCGCGCCTATGTGCTGGCGCAGATCGCGGCGGTGGCGCAGAGCGCGTGGGCGTACAAGGCCGCAAATTACACCGCCGTCCCCGGCGACCGGCTCCTCTGCAACACCTATCCCGCCGGCGCGTTCACGGTGACACTCCCGGCCTCGCCGCCGGACGGCGCTGTCGTCGAGCTCATGGACTACTCGAACAGCTGGATCCCGGCCCGGCCGCTGACGATCGCCAGGAACGGGAAGCATATCATGAGCACGGCGGAGGATCTGGTGTGCGACCAGCCGGGCGCGCGGATCTGCCTGGTCTACATCGCCGCCGCAGGCAGCTGGGGCGGGGGCGGGTGAGGTGCTGACCCAGCTCAAATTTGCGCCGGGGCTTGTCATCGACGACACCGACGTCGCCAGCGAGCCCTATTGGTCGAGCGGCAACCGCGTGCGTTTCGTGCGCGGGCGCCCGCAACCGATCGGAGGCTGGTCGAAGCGCTTCGCGACGCAGCTCAACGGCAAGTGCCGCGGGATCCACGCCTGGATCAACCGCGCGCGCGACACCCAGCTCGCCCTCGGCACGCACACCAAGCTCTACCTCGTCGAGGGCGGGGTGCTGTACGACGTCACGCCATCGGGCCTTGCCGCCGGCCTCGCCGACGCCGGCGAGGGCGGCGGCTACGGGCTGGGGACCTACGGCTCGGGGCAATACGGGCTTGCGACGGCCGGATCGGGGTTCCTGCGCACGTGGAGTCTCGATCACTGGGGCGAGTTCCTGCTCGCCGTTCCGAAGGGCGGGACGCTCTATGAATGGCAGGGCAATCCTGCCGCGCTGGCGACGGCCGTGTCCGGCGCGCCAAGCGCGATTGATTCGATGTTCGTCGATCCCAATCGCTTCGTCGTGCTCCTGGGCACGACCGAGCAGGGCACGGGACAGTTCGACCCGATGCTGGTGCGCTGGAGCGATCAGGAGGATTACACGAACTACACCGCCGCGAGCACGAACAAGGCGGGCGAATATCCGCTCTCGGACGGTGGGCGCATCGTCGGCGGCGCAGCCGGGGCGCCGTCACTGATCTGGACCGACACGGCGCTCTACCAGATGCGCCTGCTCGATGGCGCGGCGGTGTTCGGGTTTCCCCCGGTCGCGTCCAATTGCGGCCTCATCGGTCCACATGCGGCCGCCGAGCGCGACGGGCAGGCCTGGTGGATGGGCGCCAACAAGCAATTCCACGCCTATGCGGGCGGGGCGCCCGAGCCGCTCGATTGTCCGCTCAAGGACCACGTGTTCAAGCACATCGACTATGATCAGACGGACAAGATCGCCTGCGGCGTCGTCGGGCAGTTCAACGAGGTGTGGTGGTTCTATCCCGACGAGCGCGACGGGAACGAATGCTCGCGCTATGTCGCGTACAACACGATCGAGCGGACCTGGACGGCGGGCGAGCTCGCGCGCACGGCCTGGATCGACGCTGGCGTGTTCACCGCGCCGATCGGCGTCAGCGCGGACGGCTATGTCTACGACCACGAGACCGGCATGAGCGCCGACGGCGCGGCGATCGGGGAGGAGCTGATCAGCGGCGCGTTCGATATGGGCGAGGGCGAGACGCTGGTGCGCGTCAACGGCCTCTTGCCCGATTTCAAGGACGTGAGCGGGAATTTACAGATCTCGCTGCTGACGCAGATGGAGCCGAACGGCGCGGAGACCCTCTGGGGCCCCTGGACCGTGAACGCCGCGACCACACGGATCAGCTTTCAAGCGCAAGGGCGTCATGCGCGGATCAAGATCGCGTCGATGTCGGCGCCGAGCTTCTGGCGGCTCGGCGCGCCGCGCTGGGACGTGATTCAGACGGGGATGAAAAGATGAGCACGCAACCGCCTGCCGATGCGTCGGACGCCGCGCCAGAAGCAGCGCTCGCGCGCGAGAACGCGCTGCTGATGCGCTGGTGCCGCAACAATGCGCGCGCGGCCGATTTTCTCGGGGCGCTCTTCGCGGCGAGCCATCTTGCCGACGACGTCGCCGACGGCGACAGCGCCTCGCCGTGCCGCGACATCGCCAATATGTGGTGCCTCATCTTCGGTCGGATCCTGCCCAACCCGTTTTTCCTTCTGCATGCGGAGCGTTTCGCCGGCGCGATCGTGCCGGCGGTGATCGACTGGCGCGCTTCGACCGCGTGGCAGGGCGATTCCGACGCGCTCAAGCAGCACTACGCGTTCGTGCTGCGCGAAACGCTGGAGCATGCGGTGCTGCTGACAGCCGAGCTTCTGGGCGGGCCTGAACACGCCTACCGGGTGCGCGAGGAGCTGTCGGCGGTGTTCCATTTCGAGCCGCCCGAGCGCGAGGAATTCGCTGATTTTCAGGCCGAGCACGCGAAGAGCGAGGCGCACTGATGGGCTGGCTCGGTTCCTCGCGCTCGACCACGACGACGACCACCACGCTCCCGCCCTGGGTGGAGCAGGTCGTGCGGACGGGCGTCAGCGCCGCTCAGGACTATCACAGCCAGCCGTTTACTCCGTACACTGACCAGCGCGTGGCGGGTCTTAATCCCCTGCAGCAGCAGGCGGCGACCATGGCGGGCGCCAATGCCGGGATCTGGGGCGCCGATCTCAATGCGGCGCGCGCGGCTGCGGCGGCTGGCGCGGCTCCCGCGCGCAACGTCACCGCGCCGACGGTCACCGCGCCGACGCCGCAAGCCGCGCAGGCCGCGCAGGCGCGCGCGGGCGCAGATCACATGGGCGCCTACTTCAACCCGTACCTGCAATCGGTGCTGGGGACATCGCTCAACGCCATCGACGAGCGCGCCGCGCGCGCGCATGCCGATCTTGGGACCTCGCTCGCCGGCGCGAACGCTTATGGCGGCTCGCGCGAGGCGATCCTCAGGGGCGAGATCGAGCGCGACGCGATGCGCACGCGCGGGGAAGCCGCCGCCGACATCGCCGCGCGCGGGTTCGAGACCGCGGCGCAATACGGGACCGCGGACGCGGACAGGCTTGGCGACACGAGCCGCTTCAACGCCGGCGCACACAACGACATGACGCGCTTCTATTCCCAGCTTGGGCTCGACGCGCAGCAGATTGCAGGCCTCTTCGACATCCAGGCGCAGACCGCCAACCAGGGCGCCGACGAGGACCAGGCGCGCCGGGCGCTGGAGAGCGCAGGCCTCTTCACCGACATCGCCGACCGGACCCAGCGCGCCACGCACGCCGATGCGACGCTCTTGAACCTCTTCGGCGCGCAGGGCCGCGAGGCCGAGCAGCAGGAACTCGACGCGCGGTGGCAGGAATTTTTGCGCGCGCAGGACGATCCGGTGCGTCGCCTGCAGCTCCTATTGCAGGCGACGACCGGCGCGCCGCTGTCGCTATTCTCGTCTCAATCGACGACGAACACCGGCAGCGATTCGAGCGCCGGGCTCGCGGGCGTCGGCGCGCTTTTGACCGGCATCGGCTCGCTGTTCAGCGATGTGCGCCTCAAGCGCGACGCGGCCCCGCTCGGGCGCGACGGCGCCGGCGTGCGGTGGTGGAGATTCCGCTATCTGTGGGACGCGCCCGGCGTTCAGCGCGTCGGCGTGATGGCGCAGGAACTCCTGGCGATGGGCCGCGCCGATGCTGTGGCGCGCCACGAGAGCGGCTTCCTGATGGTCGATTATTCGAGGTTGTGAGCGATGGCGACACGCACCCCGTTCGGCGCCAAGCGCCGGCCTTCCTGGCTCGAATCGCTCGGCCGCGGGCTGGGCAGCGGCGTGACGTTCGGGCTCGCCGACGACGCGGTGGCGCTGGTCAATCCCGAGCTCGCCGCGCGGATGCGCGCGGAGGCCGACGCGGCGCGCGCCGCGAACCCTGAGGCGTTCGGCGGCGGCGAGCTGGCGAGCATGCTCGTCCCGATCGGCGGGCTGGGGCTCGCCGGGATGCTCAAGCTCTCGGGCGGGGCTAAGCGCTTCAAGCCGCGCGTGTTTGATCCGAACGCAAAGCCGCGGCCGCGATCCGCGTCAGCGCCCGTGCGTGACGAACCCCGCGCGCCTGCGCCGCGGCGCGAGCGTGACCCGCCGGTCTATGGCTCGAACGAATGGGTGGGGCGCTCGCCCTATCGGCGCGCCGATCCGATGGGCGAGGTGCGCGAGCGCCAGGCGATGCGCGCGGCGCTGATGCGCCTGCGTGCGGATCGCGCGCGGACCGTCGACGCTGACGAGATCGCTGATATCGATGACCAGATCGCCGCGCTGCGGCGCGTGCTGAGGCTCGACTGATGTTCGGCGCCACCCCCCAGCAAATGCGCGACCGGCGCATGATGGAGAGCCTGGCGGCGCTGCTGCGGCAGATGAGCGCCGGCGGACCAGGCCCGGCGGCGGCTATGGCGCCGGCTCAGGCTGGCGCGCCTGCGGCGATGATGGTTCCGGCGCAGGCGCCAGGTCCCGCCGCTGCGGGACCGCCGGCGGCGCAAGAGGGGCGCCAACCGATCGCCGCGCCTAAGCCGGCGCCGGCGCCTCCGCGCGTCCCCTTCGGCGCCGGCCCGGCCGCGCGCGCGATCGCTCCGGCGATGCAGGCGCCGCCGAAA